CTAAGTAAGCGGAACAACGAGCGGCGGCGACAGGCCGAAATCGCCAATCTGGCGAATGTCGGCGACGGTGCCGGGCGCCAATGCGGCGACGATATCGGCGGCGATCGCCAGCGACGGCGCCGGACTCTCCCACGCCGTCACGCCCGGAACCGGCGGGACGAGCGCCACCCGCCACACCTCCTGCGCCTCGCCGACCGGCTGCTCGACCTCGTCGCGCCAGCCCGGGTCGACCCGGCTCCGGCGGCGCCAACTCACCGACAGTCCGCCGGCGCCATCCGCGGCGACGCGGCCATGCACCGGCGTCAGCGGCCGCTTCGCACGCCCGATCGCCGCAATCGGCACCTCGGCGAGCGTGCTATCTCCGCGCCGTGTCCATTGCAGCCGCGCGATGCCGTTCTCGGCGGCGACCGCCGCGGCCGCGGGCAGCAGCATCGCTGCGCTGTCGTCAACCAGCACAAATCCCGTCCCCGCAGGATGAACCGCAGCGCTGCCGCTTCCGGCCCGCCGCCGCAGCAGGCGCGACAAGCGCCAGCGTGTTCCATCCACCGGTTCGGCGCGCCCGAACTGCAGCAGTTCGTCCGCGACCATCGCGCGGTTCGCCCCTGCCAGCATCGCTGCGTCATCGACCGATTCGAGCGCCATCGACGGATTGACCAGCGCCACCGTCAGGATCTGCGCCTCGTCGAACAGATATTCGCTGCCCGGCGCCAGCGGTTCGGCCAGTTCGCCGAGCGCCAGCGCCGGCCGTACCGTCCCCAGCGCCACCGGCTCGGCATCGGGGCCGGCAACGAACCAGCAGTCGGCGCCGCGCCAGCCGTCGTTGCTGCCCGCCGCCGCGACGAGCAGCCGCGCGGTCGTCGCCGCCGGCACCTCCAGATTGGGCAAATCGAACAGCCGGACCATGCCGGTCGCATCGGGCCAGTCGGGCGGCCGCACCGGAACCCCCGGCGCGGCGGGCCAGTCGGCGACCGGCACCGGCTGATGGCGTTTCAGCTCCAGCGACAGGCGGTCGGTGCGCACGTGCCGCGCCGCCACCCGCCACCGGCTGCCATCGGCGGTCGTCAAGATCCGGCCGACGGGCAGCGCCAGCGCTGCCAGATCGGCGTCCCAGACCAAAGTTTCGCGTCCGTCCGATGCCGCGGCCGCAAGCCGGCCGGCGAGCGCCCGCGCTGACGCGGCGGGCAACACCGCGGGCAGGTCAACGCGCTCCTCGCGCGTTCCTCCGCCGGCGACCTGGCTCGCTTGCTGGCCCAGCTGGTAATCGCGCTCGGGCTCATAATGGCGCAGGCGGATCGATCCCGGCAGAGCGGCCAGCGGCGTGCGCTGCCGTTCGACCAGATCCCGCGCCACCTCGCTCCGTCCCTCGGCGCGAAAGTCCGCCAGCGCGAGTGCCTCCGCGCCGCTTTGCCCCGGCGCCAGCCGCCAGCCATCGGCACCGCTGACCAGCCGCGTGCCATCGACTTCGAACAGTGGCGCCAGCGCATCGCGCGCCCGATCGCCCGACGCCGCATAGCCCGCGACCGGCCATTCGCCCGCGCAGCGCCCTGCCTCACCCAGCAACGCGTTTCCGATCATCCCGGCATCGACGCTCCCCGCATCGGCCTCGACCTCGAAGGTCAGCGACGGGATGCGGTTGCCGAACGCGCCGAGCTCCAGCTCCTCGAACACCACATAGGCCAGCCCGCGAAACCCGCTCGCCGAACCCGGCCCGACCGCCGACGCGATCAGCGGATCGACCGCCTGATCCTCGCCGCCATCATGCCAACGAAACATACAGCGCTCCTGGAACGTCCCGCTCGTCCCGCGCAGCAAATTACCGTCGGCCCAGATGCGCCGGATCGCGCGGATCGGCCGCGACGACAGCGCCACCGCCAGCGACACCGCATAGCTATATTCGGTCACCGACGGCCGCCCCTTGCCGCCGCCGCTCTTGTTGCGCCGCTCGATCAGATCGGTGGCCCAGATCACGCTCCCCGCAACGCGCATCGTCCCGAACAGCTGCGGGATCTGCTGGCCATAGGTCGATGCCTGCACCTTCAGGTCGGCCAGCCGCGGCCCCTCGCGTCCCTTCGGCTTGAAGATCGCCGCATCGACCTGTTGCCCCAGGCTCGCGCCGATCGCCGCGCCCACCGGACCGCCGATAAAGCCGCCGACCACCGTCAGCACCAAAGTCGCCATCCTACTCCTCCTCCGCCATCCGCCAGCGCGGCGCTGCGATCAGCATGGCGTCTAGCGGCGTCTCCACGACCCGCCGCAGCCCGGCATGCGCGTGGACACAGCGATCGGCGCCCATCAGGACCAGGTGAAATTGCCCGGCCGCCAGCGCCACCAGCGCCACATCGCCGCGCTGCGGCGGCCCGTCGACGGCGGCGAAACCGGCGCGCCCCAGCGCCGCGACAATCCGCTCGCGCGACCAGCCGCGCAGCGGATAATCGTGCGGCCGCACCAGCCGCCGCCCCGCCGCGGCATAGGCTGCCCACACCAGCCCGACGCAGTCGAGCCCCGTCGCCGGGTCATAGCCCTGCGGCCGGAACCGCGCCCCGACCAGCCGCCGGGCGCGGACAAAGGCGCGCTCCCCGACATCCTGTCGCGACCGCTCAGCCACCGGGATAACGGGTGAGCAAATCATTGCCCGGCAAATGCGCCTCGCCGCGAAAATTGATCGCATTGGCAAAGCGGTCGCGGCACGTCGCCAGCTGCTTGTCGCAGCCCTCGGTCAGCCGCACCCGCACCGGCTCCACCACCGCAAACACCGGCGCTTCGGCCAGTTGCAGCACCGCGCCGTCGGCGGCGATCACCGGGCTTCCCAGCCCGCAATTCGCCCCCTCGATCCACAACAGCTCGCCGAACGCCATGTTCGGCGCCGCGCTATCCAGCGTCACCGCGCGTCCATCGACCGCCACCACCCGCCGGACATGCGTCAACGGCGCCAGATCGACCCGGCACGCCCTATCGCCCAGCATCGCGCGGCACGACGGCGACGTCGCCGGACACACCGACCGGTCGAGCAACCGCGTCACCCCCTGCAACTCCGCCGCGAACGCCGCGCCGCGCCGCTCGATCGCGCCCAGCGATCCGCGCGCCACCGTCACCGGCGCCGCGTCAGCCGCGCTCCAGTCGGTCACGAACAGTTCCAGCTCGGCCCCGTCCCAGCGCCCCGCATCCAGGTCGCGCGCCGCAATCGCATCGCTGGCGATCGCGCCCTCCAGGTCCATCGTCGCCGCCTCCAGGCTGTCGCTGGTCTCGAGCGCCGACGGCTTCATCCCCGGCGCGGCGCGATAGAGCAGCCCGCCGACCATCAGGTCGCGGTCGTGCGAGGTCAGCCCGATCACTACCCCGTCGCGCCGCGCCAGCCGCCAGCACCACGCCAGCGTGACCACCTCGGCGCGCAGCCAGTCGGGCGCTTCCGTCAACATCACCATGGTGCCCGCACCTCGACCAGCGGCACGCTCGCGATCTCGCCCGCCAGAAAGGTCGCGCGGCTCGCTTCCAGCCGATCCTCGGCAAAGCGCACCGGCACATCGAAGCGAAACCCCGCGCGTACCGCCACCCCGGCGGCAGGCGCCGCATCGAGCAACACCTCGCCGTCGCCGGTCACAATAAACGCCGCGGTCTCGATTCCGTCGACCGACACCCGGACGCTGCCCGCCACCGGCAGCCGGATCGTCCGCACCTGCTCGGCCTCGCCCGCGCCATAGCGCTTCACCAGCGCAAACTGCCGCCGCACCCCGTCGCCGGTCCCCAGCATCTGATCGCCCGCCGTTGGCAAGCCGCCATCCGCCGCCGAACTCGCATCGAACGGATCGCGAAAGCGGAACCCCCGCGCCGCCCCGCGCCGCGCCCGAAAGAAATCGGCGAGCGTCCGCACGTCGGCCTCGGATCTTATCCCCGGCCCCGCATCGTACCGCATCCGCGCCTCGGCCCATTCGCTCGCGCGCTGCTCGTGCCCCGACGGCGAACTCACGATCTGGGTCGAAAATTCAGTCGCGACTATCGCCTCGCGCCCGATCGCCAGCGGGAAATCCACCGCATCGAAAGCCTGCATCGCATCCTCCCCGTCAAACGCCACAAAGCCGTCGCGCGCCACCTGCGGCAGCGCCCACACAAAGGTCCGCGCCACCCCTGCGCGCCGCGCCGCATCGGCGGCATCGGCGATCGTCCGCCACTGTCCGCGGTCCTCCGCGTTGAGCACAAAGCCTGAAAAATAATGTTGTTCCTGAACCGGATAGCCCAGCCGCACGACCATTGCCGTCCGCGCGGGCACCGTTTCCGCGCCCCGCCCCGCGGTCACCCAATCATAATCTTCCAACTGCAACACATCGAACGCGGGCTTCGCCCAGCCGAGCGGCACATTGGCGCGCCGCAGGTCGGGTGCCGCGGGATCAAGCACGGTCGGCAGAAATACCAGCAGCAACGATTCCAGCCCCGCCGCCCCTGCCTCGTGCCGTGCCGCCGCGACCAGCGCCGCGGTCGAGGTCGCGAGCAGCGCCCCGAGCGCATCGAGCATCGCGCGCTGCGCCGCATCGAGCGGCCCGCGCACATCGGCAATCGCCACGCTCGCGCCACCCAGCGCCGCACTCGTCGCGCCATCATAACCGCACAGCTTGCCGCCCGGATTGACCCACCACCACGGCTCGCCGGCCTGGAACTTCGGCGCCAATCCTGCCTCGACCCCGATCGCGACGAACGCCCGCGCGACCAGCTGCAAATATCCCATCGCCGCCGCATTGGCGGGCGACAGCAAGGTCGACGGCGGCACCCAGCCGGTCAATGCCGGGGCGCCGTCGGCACCCCGCTGTTTCCAGTCGTTCCAGCAATAGGCGTCGAACAATTCGTAAGACAACGACCAGATCAGCCCCAGCCCCGCCGCGGCGCACGCCGCCGCCAGCGCGCGGTGCCATTCGGCGGTCGGCCGGTTGAGCACCCCGCCCGCCAGGCTGACGTAAAAGCCGCCGCCCAATGCCTCGAGCCGCATATAATGGCTCATTCCGACATAATGGACGACGTCGCCGCGGTACCCCAGTTGCACGATCTGCCGCACCACCCGCGCCGGGGTCAGATGATAGCAATCGTCATAGCCGTTAGTCATGCCGAGCGCCGTTTCGGGCAGCACCGCATCGCCGATCGCGAGCACCGATCCCGACCCCGAACAGATAATGTTGGTCATCTCGGCCCAGCCCTCGACCGGCGCCGCCAGCACGCCGTCGCCGCCGTCATAGGTCGGCGGCACCAGCGAAATGAACATCCGGTCGATGTCGCCTGCCCACACCGGATCAGCCTCGCCGGGCAGCAGGAACCCGCCGTCCAGCGCATCGAAATCCAGCGTGACGACCGCATCCTCGGGGGTTCCGACCGCATAATTCCACAGCCGCACATACCAGGCGCGCGGGTTCCCCGCCGCATCGCGCCCCTCGATCGTCAGCGTCGGCCCGTGCAGCGCATCGAGCGGCTTGATCCCGCCCGACCGCCAGCGGAATTTCAGCTGCGTGCTCCGAAAATCGCGCTTCGTCTCATAGGCGAGCAGCGGGTGGCCCCAGCGATCTTCGCTCTCCCAGATCAGCCCCGCCAGATCCTGCTTGCGGTAAAACACCGCCTCGACGCGCAGCGCGCGCGGCGCCGGATTGGTCACACTCGCCATCATCGGCCGCGCAAAATCAACCGTCCAATACCGTGGATCGAACCGCTTCAGCCACCCCTTGCGATGATGCGGCTCACCCGCCGCCACCAATGCCCAGCCCATCGCCCTCTCCTGTCCGGTTTACAACCTCATCCCATCCGCCGACCGGAGCACCATCATTGCCATGCCCAAGTAGGCAGCTGTTCCCCGGCGAAAGCCGGGGTCCAGGGCGCCAAAGAGCTGCATCTGCCTGCGAACGCCCTCGGCCCCGGCTTTCGCCGGGGAACATGCGCTTGCTCCAAACAAACTGTCGCCGACGGACTGGAGATTATGAGAAGGCCCTAATCCTCACCCGCAGCCACCGCCCGCCGCACCGCGCGCGCCAGCTGCCGCCCGGTCTGCGCCAGCCGCTGCGGCTCGCTCCCCACCTCGCCCCGCACGTTCACCGTGATCGCGATATTGCGCACCGCCCCGCTTGCCGCTTCGACCCGCCCGCTCGACGTCGGCACGAACAGCTCCGGCCCGCGCTCGCCCACCCGGTACGCGCGTCCAGCGCTCACCGGCCCGCCGGTCGCCCGCCCCGGCGCCCCGAACAGCGCCATCGCGATCGACGTGCCCAGTCCCAGCAACCCACCGCCGCCGCCCTGCCCGCCACCGCCCAGCGCCGCGCCGATACCGTTTGAAATCGCCGCGCGCGCAATATCGGCCATGACCGACAGTGCCAGCCGCTTCAGATCCTCGAACCCCAGCTTGCCGCTGACTATCGCGCGCGACAGCGCCATTTCGATCCGCCGCCCCGCCGCATCGGCGCCCGCCCCCAGCGATCCTTCCAGCTCGCCGCGCAGCGCCGCGACCTCGCGCCGAAACGCCCCGGTGTCGGCGCGCACCGCCACCACCATCTCGTCAATCTCGTCCATCGGGAAATTGCTCCATCAGTGCCGCCAGCGCGGCGCCGTCGAAACCGGCATCGCCGTCCGCCTCGACCCACCCCGCCAGCGCCGCCCGCACATCGGCGGGCGTCGCGGTCCAGAACTCGCCGGGACGCCAGCCGGCGACGCGCGCCATCACCCCCACCAGCGTCACCGCTGCCAGACCCAGCCGATCATTCGACACCCCCTCACCGCCCCGCCAAAATCTGCCCCAGCAGCACGCGCAGCGCCGGGGTCACCGCCGCCAACCCCTGCATCACCACCGCCTCGCCGACCGCCTCGCGCGTCAGCCCCTCCGGCCGATCCCGCACACAGTGCCAGAACAGCGACGCCAGCTCGCCCAGCCCCAGCCGCCCATCGGCGGCGCGTTCGACCAGCGCGAACAACGGCCCCAGCTCACCCTCCGCCGCGACCAGCGCCGCAAAGCTCGGGCGCAGCACAAACACCTCGACGCCGACCCGCAATTCCGCCTCGCCGCGCAGGCCATTCGCCGCCGCGCTCACAGGCTCACCACCGCGCCGCTCGATTCCAGGTTCAGCGTGTAATTGCGCTCGCCGTTATAATCGCCGGCATAGTCCAGCCGGGTCACCAGGAACCGCCCGCGCAATCGCTCACCGCTTTCGAAGCTCAGCTCATAATCGTCGATCGTCCCCGCCAGCGCATGGCCGCGCACGCGCACCTCCGCCGCCGACCCGGTAAAGATCCCCGCCGCGCTCACCGAAACCGATCGCACCCCGGCGCCCGAAAGCAGGCTGCGCCAGCCTCCCGAATCCTTGGTCGTGACGTTCACCGCCTCGCCGTTCACCGACAATTGCGTCGTGCGCAGCCCCGCCACGGTCTGATAGGCGGGCGGCACCGCGCCGTCGTCGACCTTGAGCAGAAAAGCGCTCCCATTTTCGATTGCCATCGTTTATTCTCCTCAGTCAGAAAAACATGCGGAACGGGGAGTCGCAGGATGCTGATTACGTCATTGATTTTTGCCGCCATGATCCAGTCGCCGGCCGTCGACACGACGCGCGCCGCCTTCACCAAATGCCTGCGCGACGACATGAAAAAGGCGCTCGAGGCCAAGGTCGAAGAGGTCGAATATGAAATGGCGCTGAAAGCCAATTGTTCGACCGAACGCGACGCCTTCCGCAAGGCGGTGATCGCGCTCGGCCGCTCGGGCGGCGATTCCGAAAAGGTCGCCGCCGAAGACGCCGACATGCAGATCGAAGATTATCACGCGAACTTCACCGACAAGTTCAAGGACTATAAATCCAACAACACGATGCCGGGCGACTGACTTGTCGAGCTAGACTGCAAACGCCGGCGTAAGTCGGCTTGAGGGGTCGGAAGCGGACCAAAACTCCTCTCCCCTTGTGGGAGAGGATAGCGCAGCTTGCTCCGTAAGGAGCTAGCGAAGCTTGGTGAGGGGGCTGGGCGCCAGCAGGCGCAAACCCGCTCTCAACTGCGGCTAGGCAGCAAAGCTGCCAAGCCTTCGTATCTCTCCCACAAGGGGAGAGAGAAAATGACGTAGGTCCGCAACCGGTCACCCCCAGACAATCACCCCTCTGGCAAGAACGCCGCTTACCCGGCCAAACACCGGCACCGCGCCACCAGCTCGTGCCGCCACCCGCCGTCACGCACGAACGCAAACCGCGTCCGCACCACCCGCGCGCTGACCACCGACCAGCCATCGGCCACCCCGCGCAGCCCCGCGACCACTGCGTCGATCCGTCCCGCGGCGACATCATCGACGGCGCCGCCGACCCCGACCAGCGCCAGCGTCAACCGCACCTCGCGCCCCGCCCGGTCCTTGGTCCCCCAATCGATCCCCTCGGTACCTGCGACGGACACATAGGGCGCGCTCACTCGCGGCGGAACGCCGTCAAAAACGCCATGCACCAGCGCCGCAAGGTCGGCATCGCCTGCCAGCAGCGCCAGCGCCTTCGCGCGCACCGCCCGCTCGGCGCCGCTCATCGCCGACTGCCCAGGCGCAGCGCCCGCCACGGCTGCCACAGCGCCGCGATCGCCGCGGGCGGCGGCGGTACCTCCTTCGCGTCGCGCGCCTCGTACAGATGCTGCACCATCCGCACGATGCCGTGGCGGATCGCCTCGGGCACATCCGCGCCCGTCTCCGCCATGCCGGCGCGATAGGTCACGCGCACCCGCACCGCGCCATGCTGCGGCGCGATCATCAGCCGCCCCGCGCCATCCTCCGCCAGCGACAGCCGGTAATCGCCAACCGCCAGCACCGTCTCGCTATCATCCGCCGCGACCATCCGTACTTCGTCGACCGCGACCACCGGCCGCACGCTCAGCCGCGCCGCTCCCTGTACCACCGGCACCAGCTCGCTGCCCGATCGCCGCACCAGCCACTGGCCGACAAAGGCTTCGCAAATCCCCGTCGCCGCGCGCAGCAGCGGCTCGACCACCGCATCGTCGCTCGCACCGCCCAGCCGTAGCCAGCCGCGCGCCTCGGTCAGGCTCACCGGGGATGCCCCCGGCACCAGGCTCATCGTCATCGCCATGTCTCCATCAAGAAAAGTCAGCGCCCGGTCCGCCCCGAAAGGGGGTAGGGAGCATGGACCGGGCGCCCATCGCGCCAGCGTAAAAATCAGCTGGCGGCGAATTTCATCAGCTTGATGGCCTGTGAATCGATGATCGCGCCGCCGACCCGTTTGGTTGCATAGAAATGCACAAAGGGCTTGTTGCTGAACGGATCGCGCAGGATGCGCGTCTCGCCGCGGTCGGCGATCAGGTAACCGGCGCGGAAATTGCCGAATGCGATCGACAGGCTGTTCGCTGCCACATCGGGCATGTCCTCGGCCTCGACCACCGGATACCCCAGCAGCGTCGCCGCCTGCCCCTCGACCAGCCCCGGCTGCCAGATAAACGCGCCGTCGGTGGTCTTGAACTTGCGGATCCGCGCCAGCGTGTCCGAATTCATCACCCAACACGCGCCCTGCCGGTACGGCGCCTTCAACGAATGCACCAGCTCGACCAGCTTGTCCTGCGGGTTCGCCGCCGGAAATGCGCCCGCCGTCCCCGTCGCCAGATGCTGCAACGTCCCGAACGCCCGCACGCTGTCGACCTCGTTCGTCGTCGTATAGGTCAGGAACCCCTTGGGCCGGTTCGTGCCATTGCCGGTCACGAACGCCGAACCTTCGGCCACCGCAAATTCGCGCCCCAACTGGTCGGCCAGCCACTCCTCGACGTTGAACATCGCATCGTCCAGCATCGCCTGGCTCGCCGCCGGATTGGCGTACAGCTCGCCCGATGGCGGCGCAATTTCGGCAAAGGCGCGCGTCGCCGTCTCGGGCCGCGCCGCCGTCTCGCCGACCCAACCCGCGCCCATTGCCCCCGTCGCGACCAGCTTGCGATACCCGCTCGTCCCCGTCTGCACGACGGTCGCGATGCTGCGGATCGGCGACAGCGATTTCAGCGTCGCTGCAATGCTGCCATCAATCTCGCGCGGCACCGCAAAACCGCCCTCGCCGCCGGTCGCCCCCGACAGGCTTTTCATCTCGACACCCGCATCGATCCCGCGCCGCAAATAGCGCTCAACAAAGGCGTCGCGCGCCGGATCGGCCGCCTTCGCCCCGTCGAGCGGCAAGCGCGACGCCGCGACCGCCTGCGCGTCAACCTGCGCCTTCAACGCCGCCACCGAAGCCTTCAGATCATCGACGGCTTCCGCCGCCAGCACCGCATCGAACGCGCCATCCAGCGCATCGGCCTTCACTTCCATATCCACTTCCATGCCCGTCACTCCTTCGTTAAATCCACCGCAATCACCCGCGCCAGCGGCTGCATCGGCACCGCCACCAGGCTCACTTCGCCCAGCTCCAGCCCCAGCAGTTCGCGCGGCCGCGCCCCCCGCGCCGCCGTCACCCGATAGCCAAAGCTCAATCCCGTCAGCGCCCCGCGCGCCACCAGCCCGGCCGCCGTCGGATGCGTCACCCGCGCCACCACCCGCAGTCCGCGCCGATCCTCCGCCAAAGCCTCGATCACGCCGACGACGGCCCCCGGCCGGTGCTGCCACAGCAAGGGCACCGCGCGCCGCTCGCGCAAGCTCGCCAAAAACGCGCCGCGACGCACGACATCGCCGCCCCGATCGACCCGGTCGAACACGGCCGCATAGCCCGCAAACCTGATCCCCCCTCCCGCTTGCGGGAGGGGTTGGGGGAGGGCCTGTTCCGCCGCCCCCCTCACCGCAGCAACCCCGGCAGCCCCATCTTCACCGCCAACCCCACGACCAGCAACGCCAGCACCCCGCGCACCGCCCAATCGACCGCCGCCTTCCACGCGCTCGTCTTGGCGTCGCGCCACGCGCCCAGCAGCTGGCGCAAATCCGCCATGTCGTCGCGCGCCGCCGCATCGGCCAGCCCCAACCGCGCCAGCGCCCGCCGCGCCCCCAGCTCGCTCGCCTCCTCGACCACCGCGCGCAGCAACGCTGCATCGGGCGCACTCGTCCCCGCCAGCGCGATCAACCGCGCCAGCGCCTCTTCCTCATCCATGTCGAAATCTCCCGTCGCCCCCGCGAAGGCGGGGGCCGCTAATGGCGTAGCGCAAGGTTGCCGGCGGCCCCCGCCTCCGGGGGGGGGGCGACGCTCAGCCCACCCCCAACAACGCCTTCTTCTCTTCCGCACTCAGCCAATCCGCCGCCGACACCTCGTGCCACAACGCCATCCGGTCCTCGGCCAGCGCCGGCACCTGATCCAGATCGACGCGCAACTCCGCCCCGTCGAACCACCCGCGCAGCCCCTGCGCCACCGCCCCCAAGATCTTCGCGGTCAGCGGCAACACCGTCAGCCGCCACAGCGCCCGGTTCGCCTCGCGATAATTGGCATAGGTCGCGTCCCCCGGCAGCCCGAGCAGCATCGGCGGCACCCCGAACGCCATCGCAATCTCGCGCGCGCTCGACTCCTTCAGCGCCAGGAAATCCATCTCGGCGGGCGACAGCGACAGCGCCTGCCACTTGAGCCCGCCCTCCAGCAGCAACGGCCGCCCCGCATTCGCCCCGCCCGCAAAGCTCTCGGCCAGCTCCTCGCGCAGCCGCTCGACCTGATCCGCCGACAACGGCATCCCCTTGTCGCCCGGATCATGCACCAGCGCCCCCGAGGGCCGCGCCGCATTGTCGAGCAGCGCCGCATTCCATTTCGCCGCCGCATTATGCGCCGCGATCGCGCCCGCCGCGGCGCCCAGGCACCCCGCACCATAATGATCGTCCAGCGGATGCAGCGCCTTCACATGCACCACCGCGGTCCGCCCAGCGCCATCCTCGGCGGGCAGCACCACCGCCGACCCGCCCGCCTTGTACCGATAGGCGACCGGCCACCCCCGCGCGTCGGCCTCGACCGTGACCCGCTCGGGGCGCAGCGCAAACAGCTCCGCCGGCGCGCCCGCGCCATCGGCCAGGATCTGCACATAGCCATTGCCGTGCAAAAGCAGCTGCGCCGCCAAAGTCTCGACCAGCCCCTGCCCGCCCGACGTCGCCGCGACGAGCGCCCCCAGCGCCGGATCGCTCCCAACGATTGGCGCGCTTCCGGCAGCCTCGGCCACCAGCTTCACGCTGCGCTGCACGATCGCATTGGACAGATACCCCTCGCGCACCTGCGCCTCGAACGACAGGGGCGCGGGCGCCCCGCCCATCACCCCATATGTCCCATACACCCGCGACAAAGCAGGCCGCGCAGCCCCCTGCGCAGCCTTCCGGCCAAACCAGTTCATGATGTTCTCCTGCATACTCCCCTCTCCCTCGAGGGAGAGGGTTGCGAAGCCTTGCGAGCTTGCTCGCTAGGCGAAGCTGGGTGAGGGGGTCACCCGCTGAACGGCACTTATCCCTATCTGCATCAACATGTGCGAGACCAATGGGTGGAAATGGCCGCTGTTCATTGTTGGCTATTTGTTCGCGCTCGCTTATCCACAAACCCGGTAGTCGTCCTACCACCTTTTTGACCGGAACCGCGGCCTCTGAACGGCGCGGAGGCGCACGGCCTTCCGGAGTGTGGGCTCAATCCCACGTCAAAAAGGAGACAGCTTATGAAGCGCGTATTCGTACGGGCATATAAGCGCTGGCGCCTTGGCCGGGTTGAGCATGTGACTGCTCACACCCGGCGTTGGCCTAACCAGTATTCGTTCGACTTCTAGCGGGAGCAGAACGGGTAGGACGGCTATCACTCTCGCGAGTTTCACCGTGCGAAAGTTTCGCACAGGCTGACCTAAGACCGCAAGAAAATTATCCCAGAGGGATAATTCGGCCAAGCTGCACTCGATCCCCTAGCTGCCTAAACCCGCCGAACCCCCACAACCCTTCCCCGCTGCAACCCCTCCAGCAATTCCGCCAGCGCCCAAACGCACGCATCCGCCCGATCCGGCGACCGCCCCGGCCCCGCATAGCCGCCGCCGACCTGGAGCCCGCACAGCTGGTCCTCCAGCTCCGCAAACACCCCGGCATGCACCACTTCGCCGCGCTCATAGGCCACCGCCACCGGCTCCGCGCGCCGCGCCTTGCCGACGCTCGCATGCACCGCGCGAACCGGGAGGCGCGTATCGGCCTGCGCCAGCGTCGCCGCCACCATGTCGCCGCCCATATTGCTCTCGGCCACCACCCGCTCGGCGCCCCAGCGCGCGGCGGCGCGCGCCACCGCATGCGCCCACACATGCGGCGGCGGGCGCATCACGCTCGCATCCTCGACCACCGCCAGATTGCCATCGCGCAGCAGCGCCGCCACCACGATCCCGCACGCATCGCCCGCAGCCGATGCCGGCGGATCGACCCCGATCACCACCCGCACCGGTCTATCCACCGCGTCCGCCGCGACCCGGCACCGCTCGATCAGCGCACGGGTCCACAGCGCGCCCTCGACATCCTCCAGCAATTCGCCGTCCAGTTCCTGCCGCCCCAACCGCGTCCCGCCGTAAATCGCCCGCATCGTCGCGATCCAGCGCGGCGACAGGTTCAGCCGGTTGCTGCGCGTCGTCCCGCGCGTCACCGCGACGCCCTTTTCCTTGATCAGCCGGCGCACCAGCGGCACTCCGCGCGGGGTCGTCGTCGCCACCACCCGCGGCCGCGCGCCGATCCGCATCGTCAGCATCAGATTGTCCCACGCCGCCTCGCCCTGCGGCCATTTGGCGATTTCGTCGCACCACGCCGCTTCATGTTCGGGGCCGCGCAAACTGTCGGGCTCGGCCGCCGAATAGAGCGTCGCGACCGCGCCGTTTGGCCAAGTCAGCCGCCGCAGGCTGCTTTCATAATCGGGCCGCCGCGCATCGGGGGCGATCGCCAGCAAGCCGCTCTCCCCCTCGACCATCACCTGCCGCGCTTCGTGCAGCGACGCCGCGACCAGCGCGATCCGCGCGCCCGGCGTCGCTTCGGCAAAGGCGCGCACCCATTCGGCGCCGGTCCGCGTCTTGCCGAACCCGCGCCCCGCCAGCAACAGCCACACATGCCAGTCGCCCGCGGGTGCGCATTGGTCCGCACGACGCCACCACGACCAGTCGGTCAGCAGCTTTTCATATCGATCCTCGCGGATCTTTTTGAACCATGCGTCATAGTCTTTCTCCGGGATGGCGCTGACCTCGGCCAGGCCCTTCAAAAATCGTCCCCCGATTCGCCGCGCTCGGCGGCGGCGTTCGCGCGGATCGCGTCCAACTTCGCCCGCAACCGTTCCTTGGCGCTCCCCCGCGTCGTCGCGCCGTCACCGCCGGGCAGCTTCGCCCCGCGCACCGCCGCGCGGTGCGCGGCCAGCAAGGCCAGCCCCAGCCGATATTTCTGCGCCCGCGATTTCAGCGTCGCCTCCTTCACATTGCCACTCGGCGCCACCAGCGCCTCGGACAGCAATTCGGCCTCCAGCCGCGCAAAACCTTCGCACAGCGCTTCGTGCCAGCGCGCCGCGAACCCCGCATTGCGCCGCCGCTCGCGGTACATCGCGTTACCCGTCACCCCCGCGGCGCGCGCCGACGCCGCGACGTTCGACGATTCGGCCAGCGCTTCCAGAAACTGCGTCATCTGCGCTGCCCCCGGACGCACGCCGCGCGCTTCCCGGGTCGCCGCCTTGCCGATCTGCGCCAT